CCTTAAAATCAAATCCAAATATATCAGATTGGGTACAAATAGGCCCTAATAATTAAATAAATAAAAATGGCAATCAAACCTTTGGATAAAAATTGGGGAAGTGATAAAAAGAATGTCAACTATGTTGGTAAAGACTTTTCATCTTTGAAACAGAACCTAATTGAGTTTACTAAAACATATTTTCCAGATACATATTCTGATTTTAATGAAGCTTCACCTGGTATGGTATTCATTGAACAGGCTGCAGCAATAGGGGATGTACTTTCTTTTTATCAAGATACTCAATTGAAAGAATCAATGTTGATGTATGTTACAGAAAGAAAAAATGTAATTGCATTGGCACAATCAATGGGATATAAACCAAAAATATCTACACCGGCAGTAACAACATTAACTGTATACCAACTATGTCCATCGGTATTTAAGAATGATGGTGGTACTAGATTTGAAGTTGATGAAAGATTTTGTTTAAAGATAAAAGATGGTTTAGAGATTAAATCAAATTCAAATAGTAATATAACATTTAGAACAACAGATGGTGTTGATTTTGCAAATTCTGGAAGTAGAGAAGTAGATGTACATACGAGAGATAGTAATGGTAACCCATTGTGGTATTTACTTACTAAAAAAGTAAAAGCCATATCTGCAAGTGAAGTATCAACTGGTGTTAGTTTTGGGCCTGATGAAACGGATTATCCAACTGCAACAATAGACGATGATAATATAATAGAAATCACATCAGTAACATCAAATGGTGGTTCTGTTAAATGGTATGAAGTTCCATATTTAGCACAAGAAAGTATATTTGTAGAACAGGCAAACATAGATGGTGAATTAGAAAATTATTCAAACACAGTACCTTACATTTTAGAAGTACAAAAAGTACCAAAAAGATTTTCAGTTAAAGTAAATTCAAATAATACAATTGATTTACAATTTGGAAGTGGAGATACTAGATTAAATGATGAACAAATATTACCAAACACAAAAAATGTAGGTTTGGGTCTTGCAAATTCGGTTAATAGATTAAATCAAAGTATTGACCCTTCTAATTTCTTAAAAACAAATACATTTGGTATAGCACCTGCAGGCGAAAGTTTAACAATAAAGTATTTAAAAGGTGGTGGTATAGAATCTAACATTAATACCGGTGATTTAACTAAAATTTCTAAAATAGAATTTGAAGAAGATTTGTTATCTATACCAGACAACTTATTATCAGCATATAATGAAACAAAAAATTCAGTAGCTGCTGAAAACTTAGAACCAGCAATGGGTGGTAGAGGTGCAGAATCAATTGAAGAGATAAGACAAAATGCGTTAGCAACATTTGGTTCTCAAAATAGAGCAGTAACTAGACAGGATTATATTGTAAGAGCATTAAGTATGCCAGAAAGATATGGTAGTGTTGCAAAGGTATATGTTTCTCCCGATGGTGAAATTGATAGTAATTCTCCATCATCTATTTTAGCAAGTCCTCAAAATATTGCAGAATTTACAAATCTAGTAGAAGGATTGAAAGATAAATCAAAACAAGACATACAAAAAGAATTGGTTAAATATCTTACTCAAAAGAATACAAGTATTGGAGAAGTGAATAATCCATTCGCAATTAATATGTATGTTTTGGGATATAATAGTGATAATAAATTAACAAATTTAAATCAAGCGGTTAAACAAAATCTTAAAACCTATTTAGGTGAATATAGAATGATGACCGACGCTGTAAATATTATTGATGGGTTTGTTGTAAACATTGGAATTGATTTTGAAATAGCTTGTTATCAAAACTATAACAAAAGAGAAGTTCTTGCAAATTGTTTAGTAGAATTACAAAATTATTTTAACATAGATAATTGGACATTTAATAAACCAATTAACATTTCAGAAATAGAATTGATACTTGCAAACGTAGAAGGAGTTATGAGTGTACCATCCGTTAAAATCACAAACCTATGTGGTGGTGACGGTAATTATTCACCAAACAAATATAATATGGAACAGGCAACTAAGGGGAAAATGGTTTATCCATCCTTAGACCCATGTATATTCGAAGTTAAATATCCTAACAAAGACATAAAAGGGAGGGCAATATAATGCATAAATTTTTTACATCTTCATTTGATGCGAGTGTGTATCTACAACAACCTGAACAAAATACAGGTAGAGATGAGATATTAGAAGTTGGTAAACTTTATTATGGTTCTGCCAAAGATATAGCTAGAACTTTAATTAAATTTCCAACCACAGAAATTTCTCAATCAATTGTAGAAAGTATAGGAACAGGAAGTTATTCCATTTTCTTAAATCTTAAATCTGCAAATTCCGAAGAGCTTCCGCTGGAATATTCAATATTTGCAAACGCTGTGTCACAAAGTTGGACAATGGGAACCGGAACAAAATTTGATAACATAACATCGGATGGTGTTAGTTGGAAATATAAGAATGGTTCTACATCCACAACTTGGCAAGATAATGCTACTGCCGGTACTGCAGTTTTTACAGCAGGTACAACAGGTTCGGCTAATGCAGAGGGTGGTACTTGGTATATAACAGGTTCTGCAACACAATCATTTAATAATGAGCCAGATGATATTAGAATGGATGTAACCAATATAGTTAGAATGTGGGTTAGTGGTTCTTTACCAAATAATGGATTTATAATTAGACATTCAATAGATGCAGAAAATGATACACAGGATTATGGTGTATTAAAATTCTTTTCAAAGGAAACAAATACAATATATGAACCTAAATTAGAATTAGTTTGGGACGATAGTATATTTTTAACAGGCTCGTTATCACCAATTACAGGTTCAACATCAGGTGATGCATTGGAAAATAGTAAAATTATTGTGACGGATTTACAAAAACAATATTCAAAAAATATTAAAACTAAGATAAGAGTTAAAGCTAGAGATTTATTTCCATTAAAATCATTTAGTGGTTCATTTGCATATGACCAATCAAAATATTTACCAACATCTTCTTATTATCAAATTAAAGATTATATAACGAATGAAACAATAGTTCCATTTGGAGATTATTCTAAATTAAGTTGTGATAGTAAATCTAATTATTTTTATTTAGACACATCGGCATATCCAACAAATAGGAGTTATAAATTGGAATTGAAAATAGTCAAAGATGGTATAACCAAACTTATTGATGAAAAATTAATATTTGAAATAAATAAATAATGGCACTAACATCTTTAGAAGCAATATCGGAAAAAATACAAGAACAAAGAAAAAAAGATTTAGAATCGATTTTAAATATATCGGGTTCAAGTGCTATTAATAAAAACGAATATGGTGTTACAATAGTTGACACAGCAAATCCGGCATCATCATTGTTATTTAAAAATTTAAGTAAGCCTAAATACGATGAAGCTGAACTTATTAAAGCAATTGATGTAGACGTTATCGAATTGATGCCAAATATACCTACACGTAATTTGGATTTAGTACCAAGACCACTATATACAGAACAAGTTGATTTAGTTGAAGATTTAAGAAGACAAGTACAAAGATTGACAATAACAATTGCAGATTTAAATTCACAAATAGTTACTTTACAATCACAAGTTCAAACGGAAATAAATAATAGATTAAGTATTGAACAAACTAACGATGTATTGGCAAATCAAATAGATACATTAACGAATACAATTAATGATTTTACTGGACAAATTGCAACATCATTACAAAAGTCGGTTGATGAAAGTATTTTGAGAGCATCATTACAATCACAAAAGACAGGCTTTAAAGCACAGATTGAAGCATTGATTCAACAAATCAATTCTCTAAATGCAATCATCGAAGGCCTTCAAGCTCAATTGGGTGCAGTAAGACAACAAAAGGATATAGAACAAACTACACAGGCACAAGGTGGAATTATAATCAATAAGATAGTAAATGTAAACTTTGCACCGAAGGGTTCACCTACCGATTCAACTATGGCATTTAAGATTAAAAATGCCAGAGATAAAGCCAACCAATGGGTTAGAGGTGAGAGTTTGAAATTAATAAATAATGATTTAGAACCAGTTGATATTACAATTAGTGCAACATATGACCAAGGCCAAAGATGGTTTAGTATACCAAAATCATCATTCAGAATGTCACCTGGTGCTAACGAAGAAATTACATTTCTTGCAAATATATCAGGTATTTCGTTTGGTAAGAGAGACAATACGGTATTTTATAATTCTGCATTGACTATAACTGTAAAAAGAGCAGATGGTACATCGGAAACTAAATCTTTCAAACATGCATTAAAAGTTGCTCATCCAAAAAGTTATGATGGATTTTAAAATAAATAAATTATGAGTATTAAAAAATATACAAATATTGAAGATATAGATAATAAGTCATCAAATGAAGGACAATTTCTTCAAGCGGATGATTTGTTTATTGTTTCTAAAACGGAAATAGAAGAAACCGATTTTGGTAATTGTAAGTATGATGTTATGGAAGTATCTATATATGATATCAATAATAACTTACTACCACAAGCTTCAGGAAATAATGTTGCATACATAAAAAATAATGAAATTAAAAATTACATGTATCAAACCACCAACCCAACTGGGCAGAAGGAGTTGGTAATTGATGTAGAAAAGTTATTAAATGATTTGGGTTATACAAATGGAATTCTTAAAGTTAATATTAACTTTGTAAGATATAAAGTTGGAAGTGAAGATGTTTTAGAAAGAGTTTGGATACAAGAAATATCACCATCTCGTGAGGAAATAAGAATATTGCCACTTAAAACAAAATTTGAAAATATAAATAAAAAAACTAATACAGAATTTGTAAATTTGCAAAAATTAAATAAAGAATTTTCGTATAGTAAAAATCATCTATTAAATACAATAAATTCATTTAATAATACTTTTTTAGAAAAAATAGATATCGCGTTAGAAACGAAATACGGAAAAGATTTCTTTAAAGTATTAAAAAAAGATTTTGGTTTAAGTAATTTTGATAAAATTCGTACAAAAATGTTTGCGGATTTTAAAACATCAATTGATTATTATTTGAATAACAAATATTATGATGTAACTCAATCTAATTATGGAAAACCATCCGAAGTTAGATTTAGTGATTGTGATACTTACGACTTTGCAACAATGTTATCGGATATACAATCTATTTTATATAAGTGTATTGATTATAATTTGAGTTCTTTAAAAAGAAGAGATTTAAATATTACAACTCTACCTAAAGAATTTTCAATTGTAGAATTACAAAAACAAATTAAAAATAATTTAGATTCATTTAATACATATTCGGAAACAAAAAGAAATGTGTATTCACCGGATGGTACTAAAGTTGTATTTAATGATGTGACAAGTTCATTTGTCGAACCAACATACCCAGCAAAGGGAACATTGCTCAAAACACTATGTAAAGGATATGATAGATATGGTGTATATGCGGATGGTAATGGTGGTACATATGAGGAATTGATTGAAACAAATTCCACAACATGTGGATATGTTGCTCCGCCGCCACCAGCTGGTGGTGGAACAGGTGGCCCTTCCGGTGGTGGAGGAGGTGGAGGATTCGGTGGTGGCAATAGTGGTGGAGGTAGTGGGCCAATCGGTAATCCTGAAGATGGTGGAAACGGCAGACCTAATTTAACAGATGGTGGTGCGGGTAGAACGGAAAATTTCAGATAATAAAATATTTATAAAAAAGAATAAATGTCAATAAAATATAATAGACAATATAAGGTAGCTGCTCCTGATAATGAAGAGGCTATAGGATTTTTAGACGGAGAAGGTGTTTATTTAGGAGGTGGCGGCCCTTCAGGTGGGGGTGGTGGTTCTACGGGTGGTGGAAATTCCGGCGGTGGCACTGGTGGAGGAACTGGTGATGGAAATACCGGTGGTGATGTGGTTGTAGAGGAACCGATTATACCATTGGTAAATTATGAAATTGCTATTGGTTCTAATTTGGAAAATGAAGTAGGTGATTTAATAAAATTAAAATACGAAATACGTTCAAGTGAATCTGTTTTGGATTCTGATGAAATTTTATTAGCCGATGGTAGTACGGATAATAAATCTATATTAGAGTCTTTATTGAAAGATAATGTATTAAACATATATTTAGAAAATACATTACCTTCAAATTATAGTATAGTTAAAATATATTATACGGATAAACAAACTGCAATAAACTATCCGTCGGATTATACTAAATGGAAAGTTGGAAACACTTTTATAGGTCAACAAGCAACTGAATTAAAACGTGGTGTTGCAGTTGCTGTTATTTTAGAAAAGGAAATTTCCGTAGCAAAACCAGTAATATTATTAGAGTCTTCGACATATACGAAACAAATAAAAGATTCGGATACCGATTCAATCATTAATATAAAATTTACTAAAACGGATTGTGATTTTGTAGATTTTTATATTGCAACCGATAAGAAAATAAGAGTCAACGCTAGTAATGGATTTGTTTCTTTATCTTTTAAGAATGATTTTAGTGGAGTTTTTGGTAGTAAAAAAATAATAGTAGTACCTGGTAGTGATTTATATGGTACAGGAGATAAATTGGAAATTCTATTAAATTTTATTTCAGTTAATGATTTTCCATCTATTACCGAAATTGTTTATACCGATTCGATTGATATTCCTGCCTTTTCTGATTTAAACATTGAATATGATGTAAAATATTCTACATTTTCAACTTCATTTATTGATGTTGATTTGGTATTAAAAGATAATACAAAAATCACATTATTCAAAAAATTAAACGCAAATGGTTCATTTAAGATTAATATAAAAGAACTTGCTGCAAAATTTAATGGTTGGAATGGTAGTGATAATGTTACATTAATTTTAAAACCAATAAATAATTTAGGTGAAAACGAATTGATTGGTAATGAATATGAAATAAAAACTAATATTTTATATCCATTAATTAGTTTAGATGAGGATATTATTAAAAAATCAATTTACGATGCATTTATTGAAAAAATACAATTTTTACAACCCGAAAGAGAAAGTAAATATCTAACACATCTTGTAAATTTTGGAGATGATGAAAAATCATTAGTTTCAAGTTGGGAAGAAGATAATTGGACTTTATCTAAAAAATCAGTAGATGAATTAGGAAATGAGATTGTTAAACCAGAAGATGAAGTAAAATCTT